TCCTCACAACAGGCAGCTGAACTGGCAGCATCCACATGGGACACCACGCCTTTGTTTCATTACAGTGAAAGCAGGAATCTGAATGAAAATGTAGGTGGCAATCCTCGCGCACATTCTGATTACACTTTCTGCAAGATTGATGATTTCGGTCTAAATATAGATGTTGATTTGGAGGCCAAGGGCAAAGAGTTGGCCTATTTCAAATACCTGGAGGTAGCATGACACAACGCTGGTATCGCATCAGCAAAGAAGGAAGATTGGGAGGAGTATGTGCAGGGTTGAGTGAAATGTTGAACGTAGATGTGACTCTGATTCGTTTCTTGTGGTTCATATCCATCTGGTCACCCCTTCCTGCTGTGGTGGGATATGTTATAGCATGGTTAATTGTACCTGACAAGGAGAACATACATGCTAACACTGGCACTAACACTACAACTTCTGGCACCACCGGTAATAAAGAATTTCTTGCCGGGTAAAATATTACGGGACACCACTCGTAATTACATTGTGATACACAATGATGGAGCTGGATTGAATGCACGATCCACACGGTATGTGTTGCAAAGAAGAAGATTGGCATACCATTATTTCATTGCCCGAGATGGTGTGATACATCAATGGAAGGATTTGAAATATGTGGCATTTCATGCGGGTGTGAGTTTATGGCAAGGTATACGAGATTGGAATGATTTTAGTATTGGTATTTGTTTGCAAGGCACCAATCTGTTGGGATACACAGATGCACAATATCAAGCCTTGACATTGTTGAAGAATTACATTAATATGCGGTATCCGGATAGTCGGGACAAACCCATCCTGGGTCATTCCGACATTGCCTATCCTAAGAAACGTAAAAAAGACCCAGGTGAACACTTTGAATTATGGAGATTGTATGACGCCTTTACCTACGACACCAGCCGACAAGCTAAAACTCCTTGATGCGCTCAAGGAAATTTCTTCCAGCATGACTCGCATGGAAGCAGAACGTGATTTGATTAAGAATGTGAAGAAGGATGTGTGTGATGATTTACAACTGAACCGTAAGGTGTTGAACAAGTTGGCCAAGACCTATCACAAGGGTAATTACAATGAAGAGGTGGAGCTACACAAGGATTTTGAATCTTTGTATGAAACGGTAACCAAGAAGGTGTAATCATGACGGCGAAGCTGGATTTCGATGATGTGTTGATTGTCCCACAATTCTCTGACATCACTTCACGACAACAAGTAAAAGTGGAAACCAACATCCAAGGCAAATGGGGCGCCAGAATTTCTGGTGTTCCCATCATTGCTGCCAACATGGATGGTGTGGGAACCTTCAGCATGCATCATGCTTTGAAGAAATTCAATGCCTTCACAGCCATTACTAAACATCATACACTGGCAGATTGGGTGCATCAACATGATGTCAGCCATGCTTTCATCACTATAGGAATGAATGATGATGAAATGGAGATGGCCTTTGATGTTGTGAAGGCATGGAAGAACAAAATTGATGGCTTCACCCCTAAAATTGTCATTGATGTGGCAAATGGATACATGAATTCCTTCTATGATTTCATTTCCAAGGTGAGAAATTACATTCCTGATGCCTTCATCATGGCAGGAACCGTGGTGACACCTGAAGCAGTTGAACGGTGCATCATGTCCGGTGCTGATTTAGCCCGTGTGGGCATCGGGACCGGCGCTGTTTGCACCACTCGACGTGTAACAGGTGTGGGTTATCCACAATTTTCCGCCTTGCAAGAGTGTGTTCCTGCCGCAGAATCAGTGGGAGGTGGTGTGCAAAGTGATGGAGGATGTGTTTTTCCCGGAGATTTTTCAAAAGCTTTGGCTGCAGGCGCTAAAATGGTGATGGCCGGCAGTGTTTTTGCGGGTCATGATGAGTCAGAACAAGAAATTCGTGATGGAAAGGTGACTTTTTACGGGATGAGCAGTCATGCAGCCCAACAACGTCACAACCAAGTGAAAAATTATCGTGCTTCTGAGGGAAGAGTGGTGCAAATTCCTTACAAAGGCTTGGTGGAACACACCATGTCTGACATTTTAGGTGGAATTCGTTCAACTTGTGCCTATGTAGGGGCACTAAATATTTCTGAATTGACACAAAAAGCAAAATTCATTCAAGTTAACAACGTCCTTAACCGCTCTTTAGAGCAATACACGGTGTGATAATGAAAATTCTAGACAAAATCGTAGACTTCTTGTTAAAAAAATTAATGGCCTATAAAACCAAAAGAAAATTACAAGATTTGAAGAAACGGGACCCATTCATCTACAACTGATTATGATAAAACACTTGATAACTGGAGGTTGTAGTTTTAGTACCTTCACAGATGATACCAACTGGAAGGGATATTTAACACAATATCTCCAAAAAGTGAATCCGACTATGAGTTACAACCATACTGGTTACAATAGTCAAGGGCAAGAATTGATTCAGAAGAAGGTGATGTTAGCAATAACTGAAGCATTGAATGCTGGGTATAAATCAGATGAAATTTTAGTGGCAGTTATGTGGAGCGGGACGTTTCGCAAGGCATGGTACATTGACAACTCAAAAATCATAGAAAGAATGGTGAAACTCTGGCCTAATTTCAAGGGAGGAATGTGCAATCAATTCCTCGACCTAAAAAATCAAGGACCAGAGATTCCTGCATATTTTAAAACTGCATATGGCGATGATTTTGTGTATAACCCAGACGGAGGGTGGTATTATACCGTCAATGGGAGCGATTGCCAGATGGAATTTGTGCAGCAACATTATGACTTAGATGGGTGGATGAATTCGGGCGTGGGAAAGGTTCATATTTCTCTAGAAAACATTGTCATGCTACAGAATTTTTGTAAGTTGCATGGAATACAGCTTGTAAATCAGTTTTTCATGGACCATGTATATCAAGATTTTGTAGACAACCAACAGCATCAAATTATAGGTTACTTATTTCAGCAATTAGACAAGAACATGATAACCGAAGGAATGTTTGAATACCTGCATAAGTATTTGTCAGTTAGTAGACAAGGCGCAGGTGAACTAACCCACGATGAGAGAAAAAAATTGGACGCAGGTAGAGATATCTTTAATAAAGATGGGTTTCATCCCGGAGCTATCGGAGCTAAGTTATGGTGTGAAGATGTCCTTATACCATTCTTGGAAAAACAATTATGATGCCAACTAAAGTTTTGATACCCTCTGCAAGGGTCATTGCATGGATGAACGCTTTACGCCATCATACAGGCGAAACTCAATACAGAATACTAGAAAATTTTTGGGAAAGCCAAATTAAGAGTAAAGCTTGGATAATAACCATGTTGAAAGAACTGAATATTACCAGCGGCGGAGATGCTTATGTTTTTGGCGGCTGGTATGGTGTCATGGCGTCCATGTTAGCTGATAACTGTGGATTCAGAAAGGTGTACAGCATAGATGCAGACTGTTCATGCAAGATATTTGGTGAAGAACTAGACCAACAAGAAACAAGTCTAAAGATAGAATTTGTTACATCGGCCATGGAAGATTTTACTTTTGATAATTACACCAATACTGAGAAGAGCTATGGGTTACATTATGGGTTACATAAGGTCTTTGTGTATTCTTCTCCTAGACTGATAATAAATACTAGTGTTGAGCATATAGCCACTGATGTTTTTAATCGGTGGTTGAGCAATGTTCCAGATGATGTTCCAATAGTGCTGCAGGGTAATAATTTAGATATTCCTGAGCATGTGCGCATTGCAACGAGTCTAGAAGATTTCAAAAAACAAAATCCTTTGCAAAAAATACTTTGGGAAGGAGAACTAGATTGCGAAACTTTCACACGATATATGATTATAGGGTATAAAAATGAAGCTGCCGATATATGATGAAAAATTCTTTGATTCTTCCAACAATGTGCCCAGGTTTCAAGAAACACAAAGAGTATTGAATGAGGTGAGTGATAGTATGTGTCTTGCAAAGTGGAGTCAGGTAACTTTGCATCTAGGCACAGGGACTTCACATAGTTGCCACCATCCTCCTCCACATAAAATTGAAGTTGAAGAAATCAAGAACAATCCAAAGGCTCTACACAATACAAGCTATAAAAAGAGCCAAAGAAAATTGATGCTTGAGGGTAAACGCCCTAAAGAATGTGATTATTGCTGGCGTGCTGAAGATTCAAGTAAAAACAGCAATGAAGGCACAATTTTCAGTGACCGCGTAACCAAAAGTGCAGAAACTTGGTCATTGCCCTACTTAGAAAAAATTAAAGAAGCAGGGTATACAGGAGACATCAATCCCACATATCTGGAAGTAGACTTTGATACCACGTGCAATTTCAAATGTGCCTATTGCACGCCGTCATATTCAACAACCTGGCAGCAAGAAATAAAACAGCATGGGCCCTATAAGCTCACACATAATATTCTTCATGACCTAGAATGGTTAAAGGAGAATAGAATTCTTCCTATTCCTCAATCAGAAGAAAATCCCTATATTGACGCATTTTGGGAATGGTGGCCTGAATTAATCAAGAGCTTGAAAGTATTCAGAATCACAGGAGGAGAACCTCTATTGTCTAAGCACACCTTCCGTGTTCTAGATTACATTATAGAGAATCCACAACCCGAGCTGGAATTGGATATCAATAGCAACTTAGGTGCGCCTGATGAGGTTATTAATAAATTCATTGAGAAGATGAAGATTATTCAGGACAAACAGGCCGTTAAAGTGTTTAAAGTGTACACTAGTAACGAAGCCCATGGCAAACAATCCGAGTATGTACGTTTCGGTATTAATTATAAGAAGTGGATAAGCAACTGTCATCGTGTATTAGGTGAGATTCCTAATAGCCATTTAACCATTATGGCTGCTTTTAACATTTTTAGTTTACCATCATTTAAAAAAATGATGGAAGATATTGTTGTGATGAAGCATCGCTATACTATTCAACCGATTCGAAAGCATCCAGTATCATTGGATATAGCATATGTCAGATGGCCTGAACATTTAGCTCCGTGGATATTACCTGCATCATTCCTTCGGTACATTGAAGATATTGTGTCATATGGGTACCTGAATCTACATCAATTAAACTGGCCACCTCTTTGTGGCAAGGGATTTTTTGATTATGAGATGAACAGGATGGAGCGTCTTTATTATGTTGTCCGTGATGAGATGAAAAACATTGATAACAAGAAAAGAAATTTGTTGCGTAAACAATTTGCAGAATATGTATTGGAATACGACAAGAGAAGAGGAACAAATTTCTCAGAAACTTTCCCAGAATACAGAGAATTTTTTGAAGAGTGTATGATATTAATAAATGACGTGCATAATACTTTTCTATACGAGGATTAAATGTCTGAAGCATCTAACGAACTAGTTAACTGGAGGGAGAAACACCTAAATAGCATCAGTCCTAGTTTCTGTGCGGCTAAATGGTATAATGCTAGTTTACATTTAGGGCATGGATACACTAGTTCCTGCCATTTACCTTTACCCCACCCAGTAGACCTAGTACAAATTCAACAAAATCCATCAGCACTACACAACACAGAGCATAAAAAGAAAGCTCGGCAAATGATGTTGAGTGGTGTGCGCCCTGCTGAATGTTCCTATTGTTGGAAAATCGAGGACATCGGAAGAGGTAATGTTTCCGACCGAGTGTATAAGAGTCAAATTTACAAAGAAGAAGATATTGCTAAGCTGCGTGATGTAAATTGGCAAGATGACGTACTGTTAAAAACTGTTGAGATAAGTTTTGATAGAACCTGTAATTTTGCATGTAGTTATTGCAATGCTGGATATAGTACAACGTGGGCTAAGGACATTGCTAAAAACGGAGCATATCAAAACTTCACATCTGAAGGTGGGGGCTCTTATCAAGCAGACGGGTCTTGGGCTGAGCCATATGGAAAAAACTCAGAAAATAATCCTTATGTAGAGGCATTCCTTCGATGGTGGCCTGAACTCTCACAAAGTTTGGAAGAATTGCGTGTCACAGGGGGTGAAGCATCCGTCAGTCATAACTTTTGGAAATTCATAGATGTCATGAAGCAGCATCCTTCACCTAACATGAGATTTGCTGTGAATTCCAACTTAGGTATGGACCGTGAGTTGTTGGAAAAAGTTGTGGCATTGACACATGAACTTCCCATCAAGGAATTCGACTTGTACACAAGCAATGAGTCGTTCGGACCCCATGCCGAATATATCCGTGATGGATTGATTTATGAAAAATGGCGCGATAATTTAGTATTCTTCATTGAAAATGCCAAATTCCGTGCAGTAACAATCATGATGACCATCAACAGCCTATGTTTGTTTAGCATTACTGATTTCTTGGATGATATGATAGTGCTAAAACAGAAATATGGCTGGCATAAGCCCCACGTGGATTTGAACATCCTTCGTTGGCCTGGATTCATGAGTCCATTAGCACTACCTGACCACCTAAAAAATGAAGTTCGTGAAAAATTGAAGTGGTGGTATGACACTAATAGACATTCACCCCTATTCAACGATGGTGAAAAAGCCCAGATTGAACGATTGATTGATTATATTGAAGTTGTGAACAAAGGGCATAATAGTGTAAGTGATGACAAGAATGCCTTGCATCATGACTTCAAGAGTTTCTATACTCAGTATGATATAAGGAGAAAAAAAGATTTTAGAAGCACTTTTCCACCCTCTGTTGTTCAATGGTATGACAGCTTACAGACTAGAAAATATTTTCACATCATTGATACATTGATTGACGGGTCCATCAAACACTATGAACCTGGGGTATATAATTCTCAATGAGATTCTTTGCATTTGGGTGTAGTTTCACTAGGTGGGCTTTTCCTACATGGGCAGATTACTTAGCTGTGGGTTTAAATTCGAAAGAATACTATAATTATGCTAAGGAAGGAGCATCTAACCAGTACATCTTGTACATGCTCGGTGAAGCTTTGGAAAACCAAAAAATCACTGAGAATGATTATGTAGCAGTGATGTTCACCACACATGCTCGTTATTCTTTTTATAAACCTGATAGTGGATGGATCACAAATGGAGATGTGCTAAATGGATATCCAAGAGGTGATGAATGTCATCCATTATACCAAGAAAAGTACAAGTATCTAGATGAACATTTTTGGTCACCAGAGTTTGGACTTCAGCAATCTTGGCATAGTGCTTTCATTGTTAAAAAACTGCTGGAAACTCTTAATATAAAGCATACTCTGTTGCAAGGGCCCGCAAATTCTGAAATTTTTTATAACCGCATCACAGACCAACAACTAGCCTTAATGTATGAGAATAAATTCAACGCCATTGTTAATTATCCTGAAAATTTAGAATTATTTCAAGCCCAGCATAAGAATAATGTTCGAATATCCTGGAAAGGAGGGTCAGAAAATGATGGCCATCCGACCACAGAAATACATTTTGATTATTTTAAGCGTAAGTTTCCACAATACAATAACGATACTGTGAATAGATACTACCAAGAAATAGTAGATAATATGACTCTGGAAACACAGAGAGAAACATCTCAGATATGTAACAGCATTCAAAGAAAATATGTGCCTAAAGTTGAATGGATGAGTTCATAAGCTTAATAAACCCATGACATACACGATTCCTTTTTTACATGATTATGTGTTCCCAAATTTAGTATTACCCAATGCAATAATAAATGAGTTGGGTATTATCAATTACATACACACCATGTACACGAATAGAATACAAAAGAATTCTTTTTTCGATTTCGGTAGTCAAGAAAACTTTTTGAATGGCAGTTCTTTTGGTAATCTTTCTAAAGTATTTGACTATGAACTAGGAAACTTCCCTAATAGCCAAGGATATGAAACCCACTTGCACTCAGGTGCCTATAGGCATATTTTAAACGGTGTCGAAGAATCGGTATACTTTGGTAAGAAAATGTATCCAAAGTATATTTACCCCATCCTTGTATCTCCACACTTTGATGAATTTACAGGTGTCAACGTTCAAAATTACCCAAAATTAAACGGTGAGTATTTCTGGAAGCATATTTCAGCGGAAGTGTTAGATGATGCTAGAAAAGGCACGGCTATAATTTTATTAGATTTTGGTCAAGAAAATTATGTTGAAAAAGAGAGCTATCATCGACTACATGAATGCCTAAGATATAGCAGAATACCTAAGGAAAATATTATATTGGCATTTAATAGTTTCAATTCGAAACAGATATATGAAATGTGGTTTCCTGAAGAAGAAAGACGGTTAGAAGTACATAACTGGCCAGGTGTTGTTGCCAACACCTCGTTTCATTTTAATTCGATGATAGAACATAAAGACCCCTCTTGTGTTCTTGAACAAGATTTCATAGAATCAAGGAACACACCAAGACCTAATAAATTTCTTTTCAAGATTCGCAGGCCCCGAGGGCACAGAATGGCATTGCTATTTTATATGGCATCTGAAAATCTTCTAGACCTAGGGGATTGGTCTTGTTTGTCTCCGTTAGATTATCGGCAGAATGAAATTGACTATATGCGAAACTATTATGACCTTTACATGGATGAAAGTGTTGTCAAAACTCTGTATGATAAAATCCCACACAATCTCCAAGTCGAACCGTTGAGTAACTTCACAAATGTCAGTGCATGGAACGACACCACTTCTGTGTCGTATCTCAATACCTATTTTTACATTTGCAGTGAAACGTTTACGCAAGTGCATGGCGATTATAAGTCCATCACAGAGAAAGTATTTAAACCTATGGTTAATTACCTGCCTTTTGTTTTTGTTGCATATCCAGGAGCATTACAGCTTTTACGCAATTTAGGATTTAAAACGTTTCATCCCTTCATTGATGAAAGCTATGATACAGAATTAAATGAAAGTAAAAGACTTAATATGCTAGGGAAAGAAATTAAAAGGATATGCTCCATGTCAAAGGAAGAGCTTCATGTTTGGTATTGGAGTATGGAATCTATTCTCCGACATAATAGAAGCCATACACAATCATGGTATAAGAATGATGTTGTAAGTTTGGAGTTTATCAAGTACCTACACACAAGGGTTTCAACATGAAAATACCTGTGTTTTTCCTCTATGATTATGTGTTTCCAAACTTCATTCTACCGAACGCTACACCACCTGAGATAGGTGTGATAAACTATCTCCACACGCTGTATTCTAATAAACTGCGCACAGAAAGTTTCTTTGATATCAATCTAGAAACACCGTCAAGCAACATGAAAATGATTTTTGATGAACAATTGGGAACTTGGCCTAATAGCGTACAACATAATGGCTCGTATTTCAAAAACAATTGTATGCACGATTTGATTGATGTTATTGAAAGCTCTGTATACTATGGAAAGAAAAAGGGACACAAGAAATACATCTATTCTATTAAAGTTACCCCACACTTTACTAAATTCACGGGTAAAGATTGGTCTGGAAGTAAGTTGAACGGTGAGTATTTCTGGAAGCATATTTCAGCGGAAGTGCTAAACGATGCTAAACAGGGAAACGCCACTATATTATTAGAATGGTGTAACGAAAGTGTTATTGACCGTGGTGATTTTCAATCACTAAACAATGCTTTAGCGCATAGCGGTATACCTAAAAATCAAATCATACTAGTCATGAATGGGTTAAATTCCCAAAAGGTGTATGAGTCTTGGTTTCCAGAAATTACACAACAATTCTTAGTAAGAAATATTTCTTTCTTAGCGCATGACATCTCACATTATTATGCACATAATCCACAGTATAGACTGACTGAAGAAACTTTTTCAAAATCAAAAGATGATATCAGGAAATATCATTTCACGTTTCCGAACAGAAGAAACCGCCCATATAGAGTTAGATTATTATTGAACTTATACCGGGATGGATTGCTTGAAAAGGGAAACTGGTCATTACTTTCCAATATACCTGACCACGCAGTAGAAGAAAGGTTTAGAGAGTTCATTTCTATGGTTCCTCGCAACCTAGAGGAAGAACAAGGAGTAGAATTTTTTAACGTGGCAGGGAATCAAGATAAAAGTAGCGCTTGGAACTTGTCATCATATTTCTACATAGCATCTGAGACTTTTATGGATGGGGAGTATAAAGCCTTCACAGAAAAGGTCTTTAAGCCGTTGGTAAATTTTCAACCGTTCGTTTTTGCTGCTTTCCCTGGAGCACTTGAACACCTAAGAAATATGGGGTTCAAAACTTTTCATCCCTTCATCGATGAAAGTTATGACAATGAACCTAGAACAGATGTTCGTTTAGAAATGCTATACCATGAGGTGCAAAAATTGTGTGGCATGTCGAAAGAAGAACTTCATAACTGGTATTGGCAGATGGAAGATATATTGGTACACAATCACAGGCATGCCTTAACACTCTATAAATATGATGATGCAACCTATATAAATTTTTTCCGTGAATTGGGAGAACGGTGTGTATGAACTATAAAATTAACCCTTGGCATCATTTTGATGTCTCACATCTAACAACATTTGGCACAGATGTTCCTGTGTATACTCCTTCGGTTTATCGGGAATATCGCGGTGAAATTTTCACTACCTATCACACAAAATTGCACCCAGTTAATAGTTTGCTACCCGCCAACACAGAAATCCATAATCGATTTTCTAAATCATACAAAGGTGTGTTACGGGGCTTACATTATGATGACAAAACCTGGAAGATGGTGCAAGCAACGGTAGGAGACATTTATTTGGTTGTATTAGATGTGCGTGAACACTCTAAAACATACGGTAGATGGGAATCATATATAATAACAGATAAGTTGCAGCATCAAGTTTTGATTCCCCCCGGATTTGCTAATGGGCATTTTGCTCTGACTGATTGTATGTTTCATTATACATTGTTCTACGCAGGTGACTTTGTAGATGAGTCTAAGCAAGGTGTGATAAAGTGGAATGACCCAAGATTCAATATAGAATGGCCTTCAACAACACCAGTATTACAGCGGCGGGATTCATGATTAAAAATATTGACCAATATCCAATAATTCACGACAGCTACCATGACAAGGAGAGTTTGCAAGCCTTTGAAACGTTGATTGTCTCTCATTGGGAAAATGCCAAGATTCGGGGACCTGTTCATTTGTCTGATGGGAATGAGGAACAGTTGATTGAAATATTCAAGCGCATAGACAAACACGACTGGGTATTTTCCACATGGAGGTCTCATTATCACGCAATGCTCAAAGGTATTGATTCTAACTGGCTAGAAAATCAAATCCTAGAAGGTAAATCTATCACTATATGCAACATCGAAGAAAAGTTTTATTCTTCTGCGATAGTAGGGGCAACGTTGCCTATAGCGTTAGGTGTAGCTCAAGGAATTAAAAAAAATAACGGTACAGAAAAAGTATGGTGTTTCATAGGAGACATGGCGTTTGAGACAGGTGCTTTTTATGAAGTGCATAAGTATGCAAGAAATTTCGAGCTGCCATTGTATTTTGTTGTTGAGGATAACGGAATTTCTACATACACTCCCACCGAAGCTACGTGGAAAGTCAAAAGAGATATACCGTCAGACGTAATTCATTACTCATATAAATCAAAATATCCCCATTATGGTAACGGTAAATGGATAGCATTCTAAAATGTGTTTACAGCAACTGGTTCACTGATGAGTTGGGTAACAGATATCCTTTACCCAACGTAATGCCAGACCCGCTTATTAAGTTTGCTTATAAACACTTTCTAAATGAAGGTCACAGGATTTTAGATAATAAAAATTTTTTAGAGAATGAGCTAAGCAAAGAGAATGACAAGGAAATATTGCGGTATTATCATTGCAATTTCTATAGCTTTTTTAAAAAACATAATGAAGCAAACAATCTTGTTGATGAAAATCAGATAGAAGAAAATTGTACTTACATCTATCCCATTGAATTGAAGAACTATGATATGTTGTGGATTCCACAAACATATACTCTAAATGGAGTAGAGCATACCTATACCGTCATAGATACTTTTTCTGACCGATTATTAACTTTACTTCGTGAGAAAAAAGTGAAGATTGTAGCTAGTATTCCGTTTGAGCCAATCAATGATGTGTCAGGAGTAGTGACCTTTCGTAAAACCTTACAAGAACATGGTATTTTTCATGATGATGCCATTGTGTGTGTCGGCGGAAACGAGTACGTTAATACAGATAACATCAAGACCTATGAGGTTAATCTGCCATTAACACAAGCGGGCGTTGAACTCTACAAGTTCGAGAAAACGAAAGAATATTTTCGGGGTGGTCTTGGATATGAGTGTCAATATGTATTACCTGAAGATTTAGATGCGACCCAGATGCGAGATAAAAAATTTCTTTCGTTCAACCGGTCTATGAAACGGTATCACAGAGTCGCATTGGCATATACTGCCTTAAAACATAATTTGCTTGATGACGGCATTTTTAGCTTTTTGGGAGGTGATTTATTGTTCCTAACAAATGATGCCTTTAATGATGTACAGCGGGATTTAAGTCATTATTTGGACAGTTATCTCAATCATGAAATTGTTTTAGTTGGTGCTGATATTAGCCCAGTTAACTACTACACAGAAAAAATAATTAACCTACTCCCATATGAAGTCGATACACAGCATCTATCTTTAGAAGCAAAATGTGGATTTACAACAAACAACAACAAGAAAGAATTCTATTCTCAAACTTATGTTAACATAACAACTGAATCTAGATTCACTGCAAACAAAGGTGTATTCTTTTCAGAAAAAACATATCGACCTATAGCGAATCTACAGCCATTCATCATGCTAGGTGATGCAGGCACACTAAAAGAACTACACAAAATAGGATTTAAAACGTTCCATCCATTCATAGATGAGAGCTATGACACAGTTGATGATGCCAGAACAAGATTTAAAATGATAAGTGAGGAGATATTGAAGTTACGCAAAATGTCTCTAGAAGAAATTCATAACTGGTATTATTCTATAACAGATGTATTGCAGCACAATCAAAATTTATTAATGAGTTATTATAATGTTAACCCCTTTGAAACTGCTTTGAAAAAGCTAGTGAGAGATACCAATGGAATTTAAAGATAAAGTTGTACTAGTAACTGGCGCCAATGGTCTAGTTGGTATGCCGACTGTTAGAAAGTGTGTTGAAGCTGGTGCAACAAAAGTATATGCAGTAGATTTGAAATTTTCTGACCGCATGGTTAGAATGGCAGTAGATTCTTCTGGTGTGATAGAATTACTGGAAACAGACTTGACGTACTATCATAATTGTGAGCAATTGTTCCGAAAAGAAAAAGTTGACATTGTATTGCACGTTGCCGGTGTCAAGGGGTCTCCATCTAGAACAGCCAAATGCCCTGCTGATTATGTGTTTCCAATGTTGATGTTCAATACAAACATGATTAAAGCCTCGTTCGAAGCTAGTGTCGAATGGTTTGTCTATGTCTCGTCAGTTGGTGTATATAGCCCTGCTGAAGTGATGTATGAGGATAGTGTTTGGGAAACCATGCCATCTAAAAATGATTGGCATCCTGGTTGGGCAAAAAGAATGGGCGAATTGGCATTAGATTCTTTAAAAGTCCAGTATGGCTGGAAAAAATGGTCAATAATCAGACCTTCCAACATCTATGGACCCAACGACAATTTCTCTCCTGATGCTACTGTGATAAGTTCTAATATCTGGAAGGCATTCAATACTGAAGGTGATATGATTTGTTGGGGTGATGGTTCACCGCGTCGAGATTTTGTGTTTAGTGAGGATGTTGCAGACGGAATTTTAGATGTCGTGAGATATGAAGTAAATGATGTTATAAATTTTGGTTGTGGTGAAGCCATCACGATTAAAGATACTATTGAAACCATTGTTTCAGCATATGAGGAATGTGCTGGGAAAGTTCGGACAATCGTATGGGATACCTCTAAGCCTAATGGGGACCTGCTTCGTTTGTTAAGCACTGAAAACCAGAAAAAATACAACATCGCAGCTAAAACTAGTTTATATGACGGTATAAAAGCCTCTATAAATAGTTACAAGTCTTTTTTAGACGAATGAGATATGTATTTAGTATAACTTAGTATGGAGAGTAATGATGACCAAAGATATGAAGATTTTAATAACCGGTGGTTCAGGATTAGTTGGACAAAATTTAACAAATAGATTAGTAGAGCAAGGATACACAAATCTTGTCGTGCATTTGCACAAAAGAAGGGTGCGAAATCCTCTTAGCTCAGTAACATATGTCCATGGGAATTTAATGGACTATGAAACATGCCTAAACATCACAAAGGGTGTAGATGTTGTTATACATGCAGCTGCCAGCACATCTAATGCTGTAGACACGGTTGTTGACCCTCTAGCGCATGTAACACCCAACGTTGCAATGAACAATTTCTTAATTGACAGTTCTTATCGCAACAAAATTAAAAAGTACATCTTTATTTCTTCTAATACAGTCTACCCGCCTAAGGGCGATGAGCCTGTAACAGAATCCGATTTTCTGTTTGACCCACCATACCCCGTGTATTTTCCTGTAGGGTGGATGAAGCGATATGCTGAAGTACAATGCGAACTATACGCTAAGTATCTACCAAATCCCATGACAACAGTTGTGGTGCGCCCAGCAAATCTATATGGGCCTCATGATAAATTTGACTTTAATAAATGCCATGTAACGCCTGCAACTATACGAAAAGTGGCTGATAACATGAATCCTATTCCCATATGGGGAGATGGTTCAGAACTGCGAGATTTAGTGTATATTGATGACTTTGTAGAGGCTATTCAAATAATCATGGAACAGCAAAACACTTATGATGTTTTCAATGTGGGGTCTAACAAAGTATACTCGGTGAACGAGGTGCTTGATGTGATGAAACAGTTAGTCAACAATTCCAATCCTGTTGAATATGTTCAAGGTAAACCTTCCATGATACCGGTAAGAAAAATTGATTCTAGCAAAATCAAGACACTATTGGGTTGGGAAGCGAAAACGAGTTTAGAAGATGGATTACTTAAAACCCATGATTGGTATCTGAGACATAAAGATGAATTTAGGGGATAATGTTTTTACACACATCAAGACAAATTTTTTGGGGTTTAAGATATGACCAAGGTATTAATCACAGGAGGAGCGGGATATTTAGGTTCTACTATAGCCGAGCATCTATTATCGGCGGGGTATAGTGTATCCATTCTAGATAACTTGTTGTACAAACAAATATCCATACTGCATCTTTTCAAGAACCCAAACTTCCAATTCATGTTAGGTGATGTGCGTGATGTTTCTTTGTTACAAAAGTTAGTAAAGGAACATGAGGTGATTATTCCATTAGCTGCAATTGTAGGGATGCCGGCATGTAAAAAGAATCCCCAGTTAACTATTGATGTAAACTATAAACAGATTGAAAACATACTAGCTGTGCTGACAGACGTTCAGAAATTGATTCTCCCTAACACCAATAGTCAGTATGGGTCATCCGAGCATATCATAACCGAAGAAAGCCCATTCAAACCTTTGTCACTATATGCAGAAACCAAATGCGATGCTGAATCTGCTATGCTAAGAAATGGCAATGGAGTTTCACTACGCTTAGCAACGGTGTTTGGCGTTTCACCAAGAATGCGTCAAGACCTATTGGTAAACGATTTCGTATACAAATCCATCGTCGATGGATATTTGGTCTTGTTTGAGGGGCATTTCAAACGAAACTATATCCATGTTCAGGATATTGCGAGAACGTTTCAATTTGTGATTGAAAACTATGATAAATGTAAAGGGCAGGCGTTTAATGTGGGGCTTTCAACAGCCAACTTGAGCAAGCTAGAATTAGCAGAAAAAATTAAGCAGTATATCCCTTCGTTGGTCATTAAACAAGATGAGTTCAAGGAAGATTTTGATAAGAGAAATTACATCGTGTCCAACGAGAAACTGGAAAAGTTAGGATGGCGTCCTGCCTTTGATTTAAATTATGGAATCAAACAGTTAATACATGCATATCAAGTTGTTATAACCCATAATAATAGAAATTTCACAAACCTATAAGGAGTTATCATGCCAGAAAGAAAGTATTTGCACACACTAGGTGATTTGATTGACCGGTTGAGTATCGTACAGCTAAAAGAAGTCTTTATTCCTGAATTCAAAGAAGAATATTCCAAAGAAATCCAGGACATTACTCACGACATTCAAATTGTATTGGATGAACATAAGGGCGTCATTGACGCTGAAACCATCCGAGCAATTGTGGTAGTTGCACAAATGAATCTTCACATCTGGCACAATGAATCGAATTATCGGAGAGGAATCAAAAATGGTAACAATCTTGAATTAACGCACGGGCTGAACGGTATTCGCAACACTGCTAAAAATGTAATCCAGGAAGCTGTTGGTGGAAGAAAAGATTACAAAGTGGATTGTTTAGCTGCTGACTTCAAGGATTGGGAAATTAGCTGGAAGAAGAAAGCATGAAGGTAATAGAAACCAAAAAAAGAACCACGGTGAAAACCGTCACATGGAGAATTGTGGCTGTTTTCAATTCGTGGCTTATATTGACATTAGATGTGGGGAACACTAACTTTCACAATGCAGTGTTAATGAACATAACCGGGTTTTTTGCGTTTTATTTTTTTGAACGTGTTTGGAGTAATATAAAATATGAGCGATATACAGTTAAATAGGAAAGAATTTTATAAGAGATTTCATGGTATTAACTTACCCATCGATCACCCCAATTATTCCCATGTCAGTATGTTAAGAGATTGGAGAATTGACCACGATTATCCTTGGACCAAGTGCCATAAGGAAAAAACTCCTATCAAAGGAATGATTTTTTCTGGTTGCTCGTTTACTTGGGGTCAGGGGTTATACTATTATAGCAATCTAGATTCTTTACGCGAACCTCCCCCAGATTGCTTTGATTCACTGTTGGTGAATCCTAGTCATATCAAATTCATGGAAACAGTAAGATATCCCCGCCTAGTTGCCAAACATTTCAACACCTTTGAGCAAGTGGCACCTTTTAACGGCGGTTCTAATGAATCGGCTATAGAATACTGCATGCAAAAACTTTTCTTAGATCCTGACAATTATTACAAACCAGCTGATTTTAGTGATTATTCGCATTGTGTGTTTCAGATGACGCAATGGCAACGTAAGCATATTTTCATCAACTATAAAGGGCAACAATTAGATATCCACAATAACATACACAAAAGTTCTGACATTTTAACTGATTATTTGTTAGAAAATAACATAACGATTGAGGATTGGGAAGAATATGGGATACAGTTGAACGTGCATGATGTTAAGACTCATTTACAATTTCTAGAAAGTAAGGGAATCAAGACATATCTTCTTACATGGCCAGATTATTACGTCAAATACATAGAAAAGGATTCTTGGTTGAAAGAAAGACACATCGTGTTTGATGTTTTGGGATATAGCTACAACTCATTGGAGAGTCTTATGAATGCTGTACGAACTATGACTATTAAATATGATTTTCAGGAATTTAACAACACACCAAAAGACCATCACCCTTCCTTAAGATGCCATCGGCTAATTGCTGACACTCTCATAAAGAGAATTGAAAATGAGTAATCCTGTCCCGTCACCCTATAAAGATGCATTGTCTACAGCCATGGAATCTATTGCTGCAATTGAGGACAGTATATTCATTGGTCAACAGATTGTGTATGCTGGAAACCCTATGAGCACAACTTTAGGGGGTGTTTCCAAGGATAAAATGATTGAATTACCTGTCATGGAAGAAACCCAGATGGGCATGACGTTAGGATTGGCAATGACCGGGAAAGTTGTAGTATCTTTCTATCCTAGATGGGATTTCATCATCCTCGCCTCGAATCAATTGATTAACCATGTAGATAAATTCAAGCACATGACGGGCAAGGACGTTCATATAATGATTCGTCTAGGAAAAGGTAGTGATAAACCACTAGACCCTGGTCATCAACATAAAGGAAATTATTTTAGCGAGTATCAGAAAATGTGTCCCAACATAAAGTTTTACGACTTACGGACACCTGAGGACATCGCTACGTCATATCAATCTGCTATGGATAACTCTGGTATTCATGTGTTGGTAGAATACCCTGAATTATATTATGCCTAAGTACAAGGGGTATGAATATTTTTATGTGAATGGAAGTTCACATATTGAGTATGCAGCTATTGTTAACAACTGGTTGGATGATAATTTGGAGATGAGTAGATGATAATATGGGGTATTTCCGCCAACAGTCATGATGCAGCCATCTCGGTTATTAATGACCGCGACATATTATTTGCGTCGCAATCTGAGCGATATTCAGGGGTGAAAAATGATGCTCACCTGAACCCTGGAATTATTTCTGACGCTAAACAATACGGTGAACCTGACCTAGTAGTATGGTATGAGCGCCCGTTCATGAAATCGTTGAGGCAATTGCGCGCTGGACAGGGGTGGATAAACAACAACATCAAGCAATATCTACATAGCTATAACATCACGGCGCCTATCACAACAGTTGACCACCATAATAGCCATGCGGCAGGTGGATACTATACCTCAAACTTTGATGAAGCCGCTGTGTTGGTGATAGATGCCATCGGTGAGTTTGATACCACAACGATTTGGCATGGGCAGGGCAAGAAACTGGAAAAGAAGTTCTCTATCAAATATCCACACAGCCTAGGGTTGTGGTATTCTGCCATGACACAACGGGTGGGGCTGAAACCAAACGAAGAAGAATACATCTTAATGGGTATGGCAGCATATGGTGACCCATTGAAATACACTTCTATTATTCTGGAAGATTTTTTTGATACCCGAGAAACATTGAAGTTGACTCATAATCTACATCGTGGATGCCTTTGGTGGCGACCTGAATTGACCACACAACAGGATATGTATGATATTGCAGCAGCCACACAATTTGTGTATGAGTTGTATCTACATGATTTGTTGGATAAAGCTAAGAAATTGACTGATAGTAAAAATCTAGTGTTGGGTGGAGGATGTGCGTTGAACTGTGTTGCCAACAGTATAGCTTTTCAGTACTTTGACTGTGTGTGGATTATGCCTAATCCAGGAGATGCGGGTAATAGTCTTGGAGCAATCGCGGCCTATCAACAAGAGTTTTTAAATTGGCAGGGACCATACCTTGGACACAAGATGGGAACAAAATACCCCACAAAACAATTAATTGAAACTTTACAAAAACAAAAAATTGTCGGTGTAGCATCTGGCAGAGCTGAGTTTGGTCCCAGAGCGTTAGGTCACAGAAGTTTGTTGGCGGATCCGCGCGGTGATGACATCAAGGATGCAGTGAATGCCATTAAGAAGCGTCAGAAGTTTCGTCCTTTTGCTCCTGCTATTCTGGCTGAACATGCTTATAAATATTTTCATATGCCCACCGCTGAAACGCCGTATATGCAGTATACTGCTTTATGTAAACAACCCCTAGCCTTTCCTGCCATCATTCATGCTGATGGCACCTCTAGAGTTCAAACAGTATCCAAGACAGACTCCCCTGACTTTTATGAGTTTCTGCAAGAATGGTACCGGGAAACCGGGTGCCCTATGGTGTTGAACACAAGTTTAAATGTCAAAGGGAAGCCTATGGTAAATGACAGAAAGGATGCTTTGATTTTCGAAAACACTTATAACGTTACTGTTCTATGAAAAAAGAATTATTCGTGATGGAAAATAAAACCATGTGTCTTTTTCCATGGACACATATGTATGTACATACTAGCGGTGATGTATATCCATGTTGCATTGCAGAAACTACCAGGAAAGAAATGTCGTTAGGCAATGTGAAACAAAATTCTATTGAAGAAATATGGAACAATGAGAAATATCGTGAATTACGAAAAAATATGGTTGAGGGTACTCCTGTTTCGCAATGTAATCAATGCTATACACGAGAACTCACCGAACGGCGCAATTACAGACACGCTAGTTTTGATATGTTTCGACACCATGCCCCCTCACTTATAGAAAATACCAATGATGATTATTCTCTCAAAGAAGTTGATATAAAATATTTTGATGTTCGATTTAGTAATCTTTGTAGCTTCAAGTGTCGCTATTGTTCTGAAGAATTCTCTACCAGTTGGGCAGCTGAAAACCGAAAGTATGGAGAACAGTCAGGACTACCTACTTTGCGCCATGTGAGTAATGAGGTCCCCACATTTCTAGAAAATCTTAAATCTCACTTACATGGTGTAGAACATATGTATTTTGCTGGCGGTGAACCTTTAATGACAGAAGAACATTATGAGGTGTTAGAGACTCTAATCAATGAAAATAAAACCGATGTGAAACTCAGATATAGCAGTAATTGCAGCACTATAACACACAAGCACTATAATGTGATTGATTTATGGCAGAAATTTAAGTCTGTAGATTTTCGAGCTAGTTTGGATTCAGTTGGTACTAGAGCTGAGTATATGAGAAAAGGTACTAAGTGGGATGAAGTGGTGGCTAATATTTTAGAGATAAAGAAAAACGTACCTCATGTTAATGTTGGTATTAATTGTGTCGTGAGTGTCTATAATATCCTGACACTTTCTGAATTCCTACACTCACTAAATGCCTCTGGAGTATTAGATTGGGAAAAAACTAGCGTTATTCTTTATCCCATCAGCTCTTATAATTTCCTGGATGTTAATGCATTACCTGTTGATTTAAAGAAAAAAGCCAAAGAAAAACTCGACGTGCTATTACAAACTATGCCCCCTTACAGTTGTGTAGGTCCCGATATTAACATCATCAGAAATTACATTAATTATGATGAAGTGGACCCTACTGTATGGAAAGACTTTAAAATGTTCAACGAGTCGTTGGACGAGATACGAAACGAGAAATTCGTGACCATTTTCCCAGAACTAGCAGAATGGTATCAGTCCATTTAAGGACTTGACAAATCGCCTATAGTCTATTAGATTCCATAGTAACTCTAGGAGGAACTATGGAATCTATTTTTATGGCGCTGGCAGCTACTTCCAGTCGGTTGGAAAAAGAGGCCATTTTGAAGCAACATTACGCGGATACAACATTTCAGCGTGTGTTGTTTCTTGCTCTTGATCCATATACACAATTTTACATTCGAAAGATTCCCACCTACACCAATGCAACTGTAAACTACACCAAAGGCACCATGAGTTTGGAAGGTGCTTTGGATAATTTAAGCAACATCATCAATCGTGTGGTGACCGGTAACGCTGCCATCCATCATCTGAAAATCATTTTGGAAAGTGTCACAACTGATGATGCCAAAGTGATTGAACGCATCATTGAGAAAGATTTGCGCTGTGGTGTGTCTGAAGCCACTGTGAACAAGATTTGGCCTGGATTGATTCCCACCTATCCTGTGATGTTGGCATCTGGCTTTGATGAAAAAATCATGAACAAGATGACCTATCCTGCCTATGTGCAATTGAAACTAGATGGTATGCGTTTCAATGCCATTGTGAAGAACAGAACCGTGGAGTTTCGTTCCAGAAATGGCAAGCAAATTGATTTGTTGGGGCATCTGGAACAGGAATTCTTGGAGTTGGCAGGAAACCATACAATAGTGTTTGATGGTGAACTGGTGGTGTTGGATGGCACTGGCATCATGAATCGTCAGAAAGGCAATGGCATCCTGAACAAGGCGGTGAAGGGCACCATCACAGACAAGGAAGCTGGCATGGTTCACGCCACCATCTGGGATGTGATTCCTTTCACAGATTTCCAGACTGGACATTGTGACACACCTTATGGTGACCGGTTCCACATGCTGGAACAAATGGAACTGCCTGTTCGCATCTCGTTGATTGAGAACATTGAAGTGGCCACTGAGGATGAGGCACATCACATCTTTGAGGAATATTTTCAGAGGGGTGAGGAAGGCATCATTTTGAAGGACATCAATGCTCCTTGGGAAGACAAGCGTGTGAAACACCAGGTGAAGTTCAAGGGAGAATTGGAATGTGATTTGAAGTGTGTGGATTGGCAGGAAGGAACTGGTAAAAATGTGGGCAAGTTGGGTGCCTTGGTTCTGGAATCTGATGATGGTGTAGTGAAAGTGAACGTGGGCTCTGGTTTCACTGATGAACAACGTGATAAATACACAAGAGAAGAAACAGTAGGTAAGATTGTGGCGGTGAAGTACAATGCCAGAATTCAGGACAAAAAGACTTTGCAACACAGTTTGTTTCTTCCAGTATTTCTTGAACTTCGTGAAGATAAGGCAATTGCTGATGCTTCATCTTCCATCAAGTAGGGGGAGTTATGGAAAAGCATGAAGAATATTATGAAGAAGTTGACAATAGAATAAGATATTTTGTGACAGACATTCATGAAGAACTGGACAACATTGAACGGTTGGTACATGGCAATGAGTCTGCTGTGTTGCTGTTGCAATGGGTTCGTGATACTGTTCAACGTGTTGCAGAAAACTACGAAAGATAAATAAAAATATGCCAACATATGAGTACCAGTGTGAAAAATGTGGGGAGTATTTCACGAAGTATCTAAGTATACCTAACATGAATCAGCCTACGGAGGAACCCTGTCCAAAGTGTGGTGAGATGAAGGTGCAAAAAGTAATGTTCACAGCACCTACCATCGGAGATGCCGTTCGACTACGAGTTCGTCGGCCCGATAATGGATTCAAAGAGGTACTACAAAAGATTCATGAAAAAACTCCCGGCTCAACACTTAAAAACAACAGCAGTTACATCTAAGGACTCTCCGTCCTATTCAAATCCCGTCTGGGCTTCGGCCTTGGCGGGATTTTTTACCCCCAACCCAACGAGCATTTCATGTCCAGAAAAAAGCGCCTTAAGTTGGTCACGTCCCAAACTTATATTCTTCAAGAGGATCAGGAATCCAAACACAAAGTACGTGGTTCAGATTTAAAAGAAATCTGGGCCCTCACAGAAAATCAGGAGAACTTTTTCAACTACTATCGTAAAGGACACAAAGCCATTCTATGTCATGGAGTGGCAGGGACAGGAAAAACCTATATTGCTATGCACAGCGCTTTCAAAGAGGTTTTGGAAAATTCAGGTTACAAAAAAGTGGTGGTGGTTCGCTCAGCAGTACCATCTCGGGATATTGGATTTCTTCCCGGCAATGAAAAAGAAAAAGTGGAGGTGTATTCACAACCTTATCAAGAAATTTGCGCAGATTTGTTCCCTAGATTTGGAGAACGCGCCTACAACAAACTGAAAGAACAAAGTTTAATTCATTTCATGGTCACTTCCTATGTTCGTGGGTTGACCTTGGACAACTGCATTGTGATTGTGGATGAGGCTCAGAACATGAATGACATGGAACTGAACAGCATCATGACCCGGGTTGGTACCAATACCAAAATCATTTTCTGTGGTGATTTTCGCCAAACAGATTTACAGAAACGGTCAGATATGTCCGGGTTAAAGCAGTTCATGATTATCGCTCACCATATGCCTTCCTTCCGTCACGTGGAATTCGGGGTGGAGGACATTGTTCGTGGACCCTTGGTGAAGGAATACATCCTGGCTAGAATGGCGTGCGAGGGCATGGCTGTGGCTTAAATAACAGAGCTTGACAAACAGGTCTAGGAATGTTATGTTTACAGTATGAAAACATTCCTACATGACCCGGTAACAATAGAAACCATTTCCGCTGTGAACCAGGAAGATGGAACCAGAGCCTATCAGACACCTGATGGTAGGCTCTATCCATCTGTCACCACAGTGTTGGCTGAGCACACCAAACAAGGCATCCAGGAATGGAGAGCCAGAGTAGGAGAGGTGGAAGCCAACAAAGTGTCGCGACAAGCTGCCACGTGGGGTACCAGATTTCACACCATCACGGAAAAGTATCTTCAGAACAATTTGACTGGTGGTGATTTGTCACTTTGGGATTA